TATGCTAAGAAGATTATGGAAATGCCTACTGCTGAAGGTGCTATGATTAAAGACTCTACATCAACTTACTACTTAGGAACAAAGAAAAATCCTAAGTGGATTAGATGGAAGCCTTTTGTTGAGTTAGATTTAATTGTACTTGATAAGAAAAAGAGTGGTTCTAACTTTTCTTATAAGTTAGGGGCGGGGCCAGTTGAAGAAGATGGTGAAAAAATAGAAGGCGTAAACTATCTTAATGTAGGTAGTGCTACTAATACTAAAGTTTCAGCAGATGTCGGAGAAGTTGTTAGAGTTTCTATTGATAAGGTAAAAGAAGTTAAGGGTAAACCAGTTGTTTATTCAGCAAAGATAAATGAAATTGCTGAAAGTAAGACACCGGATAAGTTAGTTACACTACAAATGCTAATTAATGATACGGATAAGTCTTTGAAATATAATGTAGAAGAAGTAGAGAAAGGTATTGTAGTTTCTGACCATATTCACGGCGAAGCCAGTATTATAATCAAAGGAGATATGGATGGCTTTACTATCTATGGATTTGAAGAAGACAATCTAATGGCTAAGAATGCATTGATGGATTTAGACCTGTGGAAAGAACAAGCAGAAGAAATAATGAAAACAAAACAATCTAAACTTACTGTTGCTATATTTAATTTCTTAAAGGAAAAGGGCGCACAAACCGCTAAAAAAATTCACAATTTCTTAACTGCAAATCATAAAAACGACTATCAAACTATTTTGGATAGTAAAGAAAGCCGAGTTAAAGACTGGTTTGAAAACAGGGATGGAATATCTTTTGATGCCAAAACAAAAAAATTGTTTGCTGAACATGATAAGATATTAATGGACACTATTAAGAAAGAATACGAAACTCCCGAAAAATATAGAAGTGGTGAGTTTAAGATATATCTTAGAGATGATGATAATCTAAATATTGTTATGAAGTTAGGTGATGAAAGCATTAACTGGATGGTAAGATTAGACAGCAAAGATGATATTTTTGAATTGTTTGGTAAAGCAGGTAAGTTCCCTGCTATTGTTGCTAAGAATATATCTAAGCGTAAAGTCATTGATAGTGGAGATGTTAAATTAGGTGTTCAAAAGGAAGGCTACCATGAGTATTTCTTAGATGGTAATAAGTTTGAAACTAAACTTCATGTTAGAATGCTTGAAGTTAAAGGAAAAAGAATGTGGCTAGCATGGACAGGCTATGAACAAAAACCTGCTGATACTGATAGTGATAGAGGACTATGGAATATTTATGAAGATAAATACAGTAGTCTTGAATTACCTCCAAATGAAGGCTAATCGTTTAAAATAACCGTGTGTATTATATATCAAAAGGAGATTTTTTCCTTTTGAGCGAAATGTCATCGGCAGTATTAGCAACGAGAAATGATGGGTTCTCCATCCTCAAGGCTAGAACTGATGATTTAATGATTGGCGGATATGCTAGCATAGAGATAGTGGATAAGCAAAACGACTTAATCACACTAAAGGCACTTAATGAAGCAGTTACTAAATTTATGGGAGACTCTAAATTTAGAAATGTTATGACAAACCATTCCAATGTTCAAGTTGGAGAAGTTGTAGATTCTTATAGAGATACTAGCGGGAGACTATGGAAGTCCGAAGTAGATGATGTAGGTTTCTTTGTAGTAATTAAACTACGAGACGATATAGAAAAAGCCAAAGAAGTTGGCAGAAACATTCGCAAAGGGTCATTAAGGTCTTTTAGCATAGGAGGCCAAGCCCTCCAAAAAGTAAAGAAAAGCCACGAAAACTTAGGTGATTATAATGAAATCAGCAAGTTAGAGTTGCATGAAATTACTATATGCGAAAAAGGAATTAATCCCGAAGCGAGGTTCGATATTTTGAAACAAGATAAAGGAGACATAAACATGAGTGAAAAACTAGAAAAAGCATTAGCGGAGTTAGATACTTTGCTAGAAGAAGTAAATACGCTTCGTAAAGAAGAAGAGTTGCAGGATGAAAAAGGAATGCATGAAATGAAAGACGATGAAGACTTGGAAAGAGGAGACTACGAAATGGCTGATGAAGACATGGAAGAGGCTGATGAAGAAGGCGACAAAGAAGCCGAAGAATATCAAGATGATTCAAACAAAGCATATCTAAGAACTCTTGATGGTGCAGGAAATCAAATTGGAGAACCTGCTGACCGTATTGTAATTAACAATGGTAAACCAACTTCATCCGATATGCCAGTCGTAAAGTCTTTTGGTAACGGTGAATTTGACACACTAGATTTGTCAGTTGGAAACATCGAGAAGGCTTACGAGGCTTTCCGACAAGAGCAGTTAGAAACTCTTGCTTATGATAACCTAAAGAAATCATTTGAAGCAAGATTCGCTACTGAAGTTACATCAAGAGAAAACACAATCGCAAAGGCAAACTATGATGCTGCTAGCGAGATTGCTTCTCTTAAAGATGAATTTACACAACTAAGGAAATCATTGACCGCAGAAAAGGAAACTATTCTAAAGGCTCAAGAAGAAGTACAAGCAATACTCCCAAGTATGGATGAAATGGCTAACATGGATTGGTCGGACATTCACAAGATGGTAGGAGGAATTTAAGATGACAGGATATATTAATACAATCGCAGACTTAGAAGCAAGCACATATGGAATAAACAATCTACCTGCCGGTAACGCTCTTTTGAAGCAAGCCGGTGCTATTGGTGGAATACACACAGGACACGATGGTTCTCCGGCATTTTCCGGTAGTGCTGTCAGTGATGTATCAGCACTATACAATATTGTTTACGGACAAAAAGTATGGTCAATGTTGAATAGAGAAGTTAATGCTCTTTCAATGATTTCAAAAAGACCTTACAGTTCTAGCGGATGGAGAGTTCTAAAGTCAAGACCTGCCGGTGGAAGCGGTAACTTGTTTACTGTTGACGCAACCGGAACAGAAAACTTAGCAGAACTAGGTTCGGATAGTCCAAGAGCAGATATGATTGGTGGTGTACCGGAGAATGCGGCACTATCAACAGCACAAGATGGACTTGGCCCAATTGCACCAACTTACGCTCAACTAAACATGAGTCCTAAAGTAGTTGCACACCAATTTGATTTCAGTGAACTTGCTATGGAAATGGCACAAATTGATGATGGTATTGGCGATATTAGAGCGCAAATGCGTGAAGATATGGGTAAGCACCATGCTGAAGTACAAAACAAAATGTTGGTTATGCCACTAGAGCATTATGGTGAATCAGCCGCTATGCCAAATATCGGTAACAACTATACTTCTCTATTGAAAGTAATTACCTCAAGAGATGAATTGCTAAAGATTGACGGAACTGCTATCGCAACTGATACAACTACCGCTTCTAACGCACTAGGAAAGATTTACGGTAGTGAGAGATTTACTGCGGCATCTTTCCTTGATGCAGAAGTAGATTGTGGAACTGGCTACGCTTCCGGCGATGTTCGTTCACTAACTCTAACTAGACTTAATGATATGATTAGAAACCTAAAATTAGCCGGTGGTTCTCCAAAGGTTATTCTAACTGGATATGATACAATTCAAGCACTTGCTGATTTGTTACAAAGCCAAGAGAGATTTATGGACAGAAAAGAAATCGTACCAACAGTAAACGGTGTTAGAGGAACCAAAGGTCAAGAAATGGGCTTTAGAGTTGCTACTTACTACGACATACCACTTATCCCAGTTAAGGATATGTGTCAAACTGGCGGTGCTTCAACAAAACTAAGTGACCTATTATTCCTTGATACAGACCATTTGTGGCTTTCAGTAATGAAACCTACACAATACTTTGAAGACGGAATCGCCAATGGTAATCCATTTGGTGTAGGAACTCTAGGAAACAGGGCTTTGTATCGAACAATTGGTGAAGTAGGATGTTCCTTCTTCCGAGGTCAAGGAAAGATAACAAACATACAATGAGGTGAAGAAATATGGCATGGACAACAGATATATTATTAGAAATGAATTTAGAAGGAAACAGAAGAATGGTATTTGGTAAGACAACTACTGATAGTGCGGATGACGATATAGTTACTGGACTAACAAGAATAGATGCTTGCTTATTAACACATTCCGGCTCGGCAGTAGAAGCGGCGGCGGCAGTAATTAAAGAAACATTACCAAAAGAAAGTGATGGTGCTGCGGCGGCAACTACTGATGACGGAAAGGTAAATGTTATTTGCACAAGCGGCGATGTTCTTTTCTTTTTGGCAATTGGACAATAAGGTGATTAATAATGGCACTAACAGTAACATTATTAGAAGACCACAACGGTATTAAAAGACCTAAAGTTAGCGGTAACGAATATGTAGTTGATGCGCTAATAGACATGGGAACTTATGCTTCCGGTGGTTTAGAAGTATTGGCTTCAGCCCTTGGTCTATCAACAGTTACTCAAGTTATCGTAACAGGACAAGATTCAGTAGTTGGATTGGTTGTTCCCGAAGTATCGGCAACAGGTTTGTATGCAGGAACTACCTCATTCAAACTTAATGTAGTAATCGGAACAAGCGGCGCAAACGAAGAAGGCGGTTCTGTTGACTTTGGCTCAGTAAGAGTAAGAGTATACGGAAACCTTTGAGGTGGCTTGATTGGTAACAGTTAGATTAACTGATGATTCTAAAATCGGTAGACTTAACATTACACCAAAACAAGAAATAACACGGAAAGAAGAAGCGACAGTCTCGGTAAAATGGGCTGTCCTTCGTCTTTCTGACCCTAATTATTTCTTTAGTTTTGGTGAAGAAGACCGTGAAGAGTTGTTAGCACTTAATGAAAAACTAGTCCTAATGGGTTGTAAGGAAACAGGAAAGGATATTTCAACTGTTAAAGAATTAGCAGACGAACTACTTCCTAAAAAAGAAGTTATTCGTAAGAAACCAACTCCAAAACCTAAACCAAAACCTAAACCAAAGGCAAAAACTCCTTCAAAATCAAAGAAAGAGTAATCGCTACATTAAATAGGTGGAGTCTTTCTCCATAGATTGAACAGGTGATAGTATGACGGGCATAGGCGGTTGTAGAAGTAGTGGAGTATTGGGCGCAAGCGCAATTGTAAGTAATGAGAATGCTAAGTTAATTAGCATACATGCGGCAATAACAATTGCTAGCAATTCAGCAGTTACGATTAAAGTTTTTAACGGAACCGATAATACAGGAACAGAAATCGCTAGAATATTTCACACAGTTACAGGACATTACAATTTAGAATATGACATGCATGGAGTTCTATGCAGAAGCGGAATATTCTTGGAAGTAACAGAAGCAGGAAGTTCTACGGCAAATGTTTCCGTAGAGTTCAACTGAGGTTTTATTATGGCGGCACTAAGTCAAGACACAAGGTTAGTTATGACAATTTTATTTGTCGGAACAGTTAGCGGAGCGAATGTATATTTTTATTCAGCATACGGTTTAGGATTTCCTTACGGCGCATTAGCACATTCTGTCTTATTTGGTCTTATTACAGTAGGGGCAATAATGGTTATGAAAGCATTGTTTGACCTATCACTAAACGATAAGATTGAGATAAGATTACTAGACAGACAAATTGAAAATCATTTTCAAAGACTACAAAGAGAAGAACAAATCAAAACTAAACTACAGGAAAGTATGAAACAATTCGGCACCGTAAGGCGAGAAAACTGGCGTGGTAATGTTATGGCTACTGAAGACTATGACGACAATACAATAGGGAATGAATTCCTAGCAACTATACAACAATAGGTTGTGGTTGATTGGTCTTTGGCGACATAATGGGCTTTAGTGAGTCCGACTATGTATATAATCAAAGTCGGGCGCATTCAGCAGATATGTTTTTCATCAAAATGAAGATGTATTTTTGGGGAGGCTGTCTAGGATTGTCTGCTTTTTTAGTGGGAAATATAATGGGAGTCTTTGACATAAATATAATGGGATGGCTTATAGCAAGAGCAAAAGATATTTGGGGACATTGATATGTCTATAATGACAGGCTTTGCTATATTAGTTGGTGAAGCCATAATAGGTTTTTACAAAAAAGTTCATGCAATTAACTTTGGTGTATATGGTTCTACAATGGTTGGTAAAACAACTCTTAGTCATCAACTTAGAACAAGGGGTGAAGTCCCCACAATAAAGGATAGAACCGTTGGCTTACATAGAGCAACTAGAAAGAATGTTAAGATTGATGGTAGTTCTCACACAATTAAGAGTGCTGACTTGGGAGGGGAAGCAATCTATTGGAAAGAATGGGTCAAAGATATGCAGAAGCGTAGAGTAAGATATGTTATTTTTATGATAGACCATAGACATTTAGATTCTCCTTCTAATTTAGACCATCAATTAGCATGGAAGTTTTTAGTAGATACTATTGTGGCAGATAGGTGGCCTTCGGGTAGAAAGAAAAAAGAAGCGGATTATCCTATAGCCGTAGGAATATGGGGAAACAAGTATGATATGTGGGGAGAGAAGTATAAAAGTGATAGCCCCATAGACAAACATGAAATATTTGAACCTTTTAAGTATGGAATGAGGCAGTTAAATGACAAGGGAATACCTTGTTTCAAATATATAGTATCGGCTAAGTCCGACCCTGAGATGGTGTATAAAGGAATAACTACTATGATAAAGGATTATTGAGGAATTAAAGATGTATCAACAACCAAATTTAATACAGTCGCAACAAATGAAGAGTGCTTTTTTACCTAAACTGCAACAATATAGAGCAGTTGGGCCAATTGAAGATTATAAGTTTGATGCGCTAAAACCAAAAAAGCAAATGAAAGAGATAAAAAAAGTATTACTACCGGAAAAGAAAAAGATTCTTTTCTTAAGATATGGGTACAAGTTTAACTTTAAAGATAGATGTGTAGTATGTGGAACTCACCATGTTTGGGAAGCAGGAGATTACTTAAGGCCACCAATCCCATTAGATAATGTTGAGAAAGGAAGACCACTAAGAGGAACTTACTGTCAAAAACATGCGGCTATTCACAAACAAATGGAAATGCTACAACAACAAATATTAGCAGATGAACACGGATTAGATTTTAAAGCGTTTATTCCTAAAGCCAAAATGCCTAATATGTTAAAAAGACAACAATTAAACAACTTAACAAAAGAAGATGTTATGAGGCTGACTAGCATGGGATGGAACATAACGCCGCCAACACCGGCTACTGATGCAGAAACACAAATGGCAGAAATAGTTAGATTGATGGCGGAAATACAATTAAATACAGAAAGAGTTAATTATCTAATTAAAGGAGAACAGGGTGAGTGATATGGGAGTATTCGGAACAAGTAATGGAACAGTGTTGGCATCGGTACAACAACAAAGCGACCAACAATTTAAGAATGTAAATAACTTACTTTCTTTACAAGAAAACCATGTAGAAGAATTCTTTCAATATCATGGCCAACAGTTTCTAACACAAATGGAAAGTCTTATGGAAGATGTTGTAGAAAGAGTAGTTAGCAAAATGTTGGCTAAGTTACAATTTACAACTGATTCTACAACAGGTATGTTGAAGATACACAACGATGCCATGAGAGAATTTGAAAAGATTACCGCAGAAAATATTGAATTAGATATTCAAAAAGTATTAGATGCGGCAATCAATACAGAAGTAGTAAACCAAAGAAAGTTAGCCAAGCAACAATATCTTGAATCTCAAGGATTTAGTGGTGGCGGTGGAATGCAACAAATGACACAACCAACCGCAGGTATGGCAGTAGCGGGACTAACAGGTAACACACAACAATATCAACAAATGCAAGGTGCTATGAATAATGGTAGTGGCTATCCGGTTCCTCCATCGGGAACTGATAATTATGGAAGACCATATTGGATAGATGCTCAAGGACAAATGAGTTACGAACCTCCACAAAGCGGTTTAGGTTTAGGCGGAGCAATTCAAAAAGGTGCTGCTTGGGCTAAATGGTTAATGTGAAGGTGATTTTTTGTCGTTAAAAATCACCATAGATGATGAGAGCGTTGAATTAACGAAAGCATCTATGTTAGACGATTTTAAAAAATATTTAGTTCAGCCTTTGTTGTCTTCTACTAGTCAAAAAATAGACCGTATTGATGATAATTATGATTTAGATAGTATCAAAGCAGATAATAGCAACGAAAAGATTTTGGCAGAATACAAAAAAATGTATAAAGAAGTGTTAGAAGAAATTAATAAAATTAAATTAAATGAGTTGGTAGAAGGAAAAAAGGTACTTCCTAGATTCGAGTTTCTTATGGAAATACCACAGATGGGAAATTTAAAAATAGACCAACTAGATAGTAGTGTTGCTAGAAAACTTTTAGGAGATGTAGCAGAAACACAAGAGGCTGAAGTTGCATTAAAGATGGGATTAGATGATTATGATAAATACTTTGAAGAACTCTATGAAGAACCAAGAGAAGAACCAACAGACAAATCTAACAGAAAAAAGAAAGAATTGGTTATGAATGAAACTGAAAGATTTACGGAATTAGACAAATTTAAAACACTAAAAAAATTAGGATTTACGGATATTTCTATTTCCGAACCAAATGTAGATGCGGCGGCATATCAAGGTAAATTGAATCCTTCGCCACCTAAACAAGCAGAAGGGGGAGGGGGAAGGACTCTATTTTATCAAAATGTAATTCCTATCTATCGTGGAAAGGCGACAAGCCCATTGGGGCCAAATAGTGAAGCAGACTCTTTTATTTATGCTTTTGGTATATCTTATGAAAAAACTACCCAAGGAAAGAAAGATGTTGAACTCTATAAAACAATAGTAAGTGCAATCAAATCTATAAATGCAGAAGTAGATGGTGAAGAATCGTTTAGAGAAACATATGTTGATGAGTTTAGGTTAGAAATAAACAGAATAAAGATGAAGGATAGAAAGGCAGTTAATGAATTTGAACAAGAATTTGATGTTACTGTTCAAGTTACCGAAGACGGTAAAGAAATAACATACGATAAAAAAGGAAGAACTGCTGTTACTAAACCTAAAAGATTCATAGATTATGTTAGTCAAAAAGAACGCAATAAAATGGAATCGGAATTAAGTAAAATAAAAACTAAGTCTTTGAAAGAAATTTATAAAGAAGCATCCGAGAAAAAAATATCCCCCATCTTGGCAAATAAAGTAAAAGAACTAGTTGTTAAAGTTAATAACATATCTAAACAAATGGAAGGTAATTTGACGGTTCAAGCCTTACTTGGTCTTCCCGAAGCAAAAGGATTATTTGATAATGATGAACAAATAGAAGCATTGACATATCAAGCCTTTAGAGAAGCATCTCAAAAAAATAAAGTGCCGGAAATGAATATGCTACCCGAAAGTGTTGGCATTAAACAAAATAAAATTTCTTTCCCCGAAAAAGTAAGGCCATTAGTTAAGCCAATTACTGATAGAAAGAAAGATTACATAGAAAGGGAAGAAGCGGCTTTATTTTATAAAAAACACAAATACACAGGTAAAGGCGAAGAAAGAAAAAGAGTTTTGACTGGTAAAGAATATTTTGACCAAAATGATATTGCTAAAGAAGCCTACACAAACACAAAAGAATTTCTTAATAAACACTTAGAACCTTACATGAATGATTTATCTAAGGTGTATAAATATTCATTTAAGGGCTATGAAATAACAGACTCAAAAGGTAAAAAGACATATGAAATAAACAGAATACAGGCTTTATCTAGTAATATAAATTTTAAAGGCGGTGGTAGGTTTACTGCACCTAAAAAGAGATTGACAACTATTACTAGAGGGGAGCCTGTTCTACAAGACCAACAACTGAACACAGTTATTTTATCTATGAAGAGAAGACTAAAAAATTTAAAACTGGGGTTAGAATAATATGGCAATAGCATCATCACCAAGCGACTACACATCTATTGATGTGGACTATTCAACAGGAAAAGGATTCTATACTGACAAAGACGCAGTATCGGATATGTTACAAGTTCCTGCTTTTAGTGGTTCTACTTATCCTACTCAAGCGCAGGTCGGTAAGATAATTAAAAACATTGAAGGTATTATTGATGACAAAGTAAAAAGGTCATACAGACCAATTATACATGAAGACGAATACCATAATTTTGAATTTATGAATCATCCTATGCAAACTTATTATGGAGGCTATGTTGGTTTTATTCAATTAGCAACTATGAAAGTTAAGAAGATAGTTTCTCTTAAAGTATGGCAAGGTAATAGTTATTTGGAGTTGGCATCAGCACAAGCAAGTGTCACACTACACCCCGATGACTTTCATAGACTTAGGAGCATAACATTACAACTACCTAATAGTGGAGATTCATTTACTTTGTACCATCAAGGGGAAGGAAGCATGTCAGCACATAATACATTTGACAGTAGATTTGGAGCAAAGACAACTGCAAGAGATATTTGTCATTTAATCAATGAAGAGTTTCCTGCTAATACTGCTCAATTTACAGGAGCAAATAGAGAGAAGGAGAGGACTTCTTCCCCTAACAGCCTAAGTGTAAGTGATTTCTTTTATGCTTCTATTGACCCCGATAACGGATATAAGATTAACATTTCAAGTTTGTTAGCAGGAGAAGATGGTTCGGGTTGCACTATTACCTTAGCAGATAAAGCCGGAGAAAACTCACAATCAACTTCGGAAGCATTTACGGATAAGCAAGATATGAAGAGATTGGGAAGTTTTTGGAAGATAGGGGATGAAGGGAGAGTATTTTTCTTAAGAGATTACCCATACCATACTCAAAATTCTATAATAATAACTTATGTAGCGGGTTCTTCAAGAGTTCCTTCGGCTATACATAAGGCTACAACAATGTTAGTTGCGGCTGAATTACTAAGACACGATGACCAAACTATCATGATTGCTGAAACTGGTGGTAATATATCTACAAAAGAAAAGTATGATATTTTAACTAAAGAGGCTATGGATATACTAAAAGGAAAAGGAGACTTAGTGTACTTACTTGAGTGATTTCTATGCAAGAGATACATTTGTTTAAGAAATTTTTAGAAATAGAAATGGAAAGACAAAAAGCCATGCAAGAATTATCGGAAGTATTAGGAATTGATGTATCGTTTAGCAAAAAAGAAATGATAAAAAACGCAGAAGAAAGCCTTATCAAAGCAATAAATAAAAAACTAAAAGATGATATACAAAAAGCATTGAGGATTTAATATGGATGAAGTAAGTTTATTGATAGATTTAGTCTCTTCTAAATGGAGTTCTTCTGTAACTACTTTAATCAATGCCGGAACTATTAGTGCTGACCATGCAGGAACTCCTAACTTTGTTGATGTTAGAACACTACAAAAGAACAAGGGAGTTAGATATGATTTAACGGCTAAAGATGTTATAGTGTTCTTTGAAGACTCCCAAAACATAGAATATCCAACAGTTCACTTTGATGTAAGAAATGAAACTTATTCATTTACAATGCACATGAGAACTATACACGATGAAAGAGCAGGTACGGATGCCGCTTTTGGAAAAGATAGGCTAAAGGCTTTATACTTGATAGCCCGTCATACGCTTGAGCGAGGTCGTACTGGATATACTGCAAGTGATGGTTCTAAGTTTAATCAAGTGTTTGTAGGTTCAAGAAGCGAAAGTAACGACAGGTCGAAGAGGTTATTCGGTTATAAATTAACAGTAGAAACAAAACGATTCGCATTAGCACTCCCTTAGTAAGTAAGTAAAAGGAAAGGAGAGAAGAATTATGGCAGTAGAAAACAGTAGCATATTTTTAGGTAGCGGCGCATCAATGACTTTAGTACCCGAATTGGACTTTCCGTTCAAACCGGCGACTGTTAGTACAACTCAAATTCAATTTTTACAATCAGCATTGGCTCAATTTCAGTTAGTTCCCGATATGTATATTGGTTGCACATTAGATTGGTACGATGATGGCGTATATACTTCTTCTCACACTATTACAACTAACGACCATGATACTTTTACAATAACTCCCGCTACGAGTGCAGCCGTTGTTATTGCTGAAGATACTTTTATCTTAAGAGCATATGGCGCACCTTGTCCTGCTCCTGATTCGGATGATGACGGAACAGGTAAAACAAGACTACATGCTGATAACTGGTTAGGACTTGTTGAAACTGCTACATTCCCTAATATAGAAGTTGAAATGAAACAACTTAACTTGTCTTTAGGAGGTTCAAGAAACTTTACTCACCAATATAAAGGAATAGAAACTGCTAGTGGAGGTAATCTTGCATTGGTTTGTAATCAAGTCACATGGCTTTATTATGCTTTAGGTAAGTGTACTGAATTAACTCCCGCTTCTACTTCCGCAAGCGAACATCCGGTGGCAGATGGACACACTGGAACTGCGGCGCATAAATTATATTTTCACGGAACGAGTGCTACTTCACATATAGACGAAGGGCCATTTATTCATAGAGTAAATCCTGTTGGTGATGGTAGCACACCTTCTGTTCATATTGTTCCTCCAATTAATGTTCTAATTGAAAGCGCACCACAAACTCATTTTGATTCCATTACTTATCCCGTTGCTGCAACAGGAGGATTTATCACATACAAGTTTGCAGAAACTAATGGAAGTCACTTACCTTCTTTTGCTTTGGAATATTCATTAACAAAAGATGTAGCAAATAACTTTCAATCCGACCAAGATAATGATGCAGAAGACATTAACTTTGTTAGAATCGCTAGAGGAAATAGAGTTAATACCCTAACATTAACTGCTAATGAAAATGAAGAAGTTAAAATGACTATGGACTTAAACACTAGAGCAGTAACTAAAATCCCACAAGCATTACCAAGCCCAAGCACAGGCTACGAATCAAGAGGGGGGCAAACTGATAATAGAAAATTATTTAATTTTGAATCCGACCCAACTCATTTAGAACCGTTTTTCTTTTCCGATGGAACTATGAGTGTTTTTGGACAACAGTTCTTAAAGATTACAAACTTTACATTAACTATTAACAATAACTTACAAGATAAGAGATTCTTAGGAGTAGGAAATAAGAGCATTAAAGAAGGACTCCCTGCACAAAGAACTTATGAAATTGCCTTTACTGCTTTAGTGACCGACGATACACTATTTACAGAATTGTTAAACCAAGCAGAAAACGATGGTGATGGTAATGACGGTGGCGAGGACTATGAAAGCCTACTCTCTTTATCATTTACTAAGGATAGTGGAGAGACATTTGCTATTAGTTTTAGAGATTATTTCTTATCTGCTAATACTTGGACTGTTCCCGAAGATAAAGGAGCAATTACAGTAGAAGCAACAGTGATGCCGAGAACTTTACACTCTTGCACAACTACAACTCATTGGATTTTACAGGGATGATTTAAATGGCATCTTACCATGAACTATACAGAAAGGCAATTGCTAAAAAGTTAGAAGCAAAAGCAAAGGCAGAAGCCAAAGCAAAAGCAAAGGCAGAAAAAAAGGCTAAGGAGGAGAAAAAAACAACTCCAAAAGCCGAGTAATTATAAATTCCACCAACACCGTTTGTTTGTTTGTTGGTTTTGAAGGTGGATAATATGACTGAAAAGAAAGTAATACAGAATAAAGATGCGCTATTTGCGCTACAAGAGCCTACGCTACACTATGTTAAAGTAGCACCCGACCAAGACGAATATCTAAAAGTGTGGGTAAAAGAACCCACATGGCTAGAGGCTGAAAAAGCGTTAAATGCTGTCATGAAGATAGACACAAGAACGCAAAATTTAGATTTAGATTTGAATGCCATGTATCGCTACATGGTAGATAACTTCATATCTAAAACTGAACCAACACTCTCATCGGTTGATATGCTTAGATTAAGCCCGTATATTGGAAATCAAATTAAATCAATCCTACCTAATCCTATGACAATGTTACAGGAGGATGAAGAAAAAAAGGACTAATTAAAAAAGCACTTAAAGGAGGTAGTTCCGACCTCAAGACAGCGAGCCTAATTATGGTTTACTCGCTTTCTAGTGCTTTACACATTAGTCCATTAGAAGTCTATAAAATGCCAATAAGTCTTGTAAAGGATTTATTAAGTGTTCATGGCGTGATAGAAACGCTAAAAGCCGAAGAGTATGAGAAAATGAAAAGTAAAAAGTGATTTAGATGGATATTGAAGAGACTAATAGAAAAATTGCCAAGATTGATGGCAGTTTAGGTTCTTTAGAAACTACTATCTTTAACACAACTGGTAAAGTAAATGACTTTGCTAAAGGATTTTTAGATGCGGCAAACTCATTAAATGGCGCAGGTAAAAAGTGGACTATCTTTAGTAGGATTGTTTCGGGAACTCCTTTATGGAGACTTCAAAATTATTTAAGAGCCGCACTATCTACTTTCTCGGAGTTTGGCGAATCGGCTAGAAAGGCACAAGAGATTTTACAAGAGCAGAATAAAGTAGTTGTAGAGAATTTGAAAAATTATGATGAACTAGAGAAGAGAGTTACAAGTGCTAATAAAGCCATAGATGAAGTTGGTAAAGGACAACTGGGAAATTTGTCTAAAGAAGAATTTAATTTATTAAAAAAAGAAGTAATGCAACTAGACATTTATACTATAGCATTAAAACAAACTGGCGATGAAACAAAGGCTTTGTTAATGACAAGAAACATGCTAAATAAACAGGCTAAAACTGCTAAAAAAGAAAATGAAGAAACCATTAAAGTTTTGAAAAAACAATATGCATTTGACAAAGATAGAGTAAAGATTGCCAAAGAACAGGCTAAGTTAAAAGCACAAGGAGAAGGTAAGGGTAGATTTAGACAATTCTTTGCCGCAAAAAGGGAAGGAAAAGAAGAGAAAAAACAACAAGAATTTGAGAAAAGCGAAGTGCTAAGGGATAGCAGAAAAGAAGCAGGTAAAAGCGCACTTGGAATGACCTTTAACCCTAAACAATTCAAAGCCTTAATGATGCCACTAGCCCCAATAGCGGGTATATTAAAAGTAGCAAAGGATAGAAAACGATTGGCAACTAAAGCAAGTGATTTTACTAAGTCTTTAGCCCCGTTATTAAACCAAGCGTTCAAATTCTTTTTGTTTACTATGATGGCAGTAATAACTTTCCTATTGTTTGTTAAAGCCGCTTATGAAATATTCCAATTTTTACAAGAAATGGGTATTGTTGATGAAATAAAAGCATTTGCAGGGGAGGTCTTTTCTTTAGTCGGAAGCATTTTCAAAGTTATTGGAACTTTTATAGATGGTGATTATCAAAAAGCATTTGCGTTATTGGGGCCAATATTAGAAAAAGCGGTTGATTTAGGAATTAAAGGTGCTAAGTTGTTAGTTAAGTTAGCATTCATGACATTAGTTGGAGGCTTTGATTTAATCATAAGATTCTTTGAAGCGTTTGTTGGCGACCCTGCATTTAGAGAGAGAGTAATAAGTTATGGTTTAATAATTTTAAAGATAGCACTAGGGGCATGGATGTTAAAAACAATAGCAATATCATTACTGACTTTAGCAGGAATGTATGCTTTACCTATTCTTTTTGTAATTGGGATGGCCGCTTTACTATATGCACTAGCAAGCAAATTCGATGAAAAGTTTAAGGAAAATTTGATAGCATTAAAAGATGGCATATTGGAAGGCTTAAAAGATGCATTGTTGTCTGCGGGAGATTATGTAGGGGAGTATATTTTAAAACTGTATGATAAAATAAGGGATTTCTTTGGAACACACCTAGATAAAGTATTCAAGGTAAAAGATGTAGCGAGTAAAACAGGTGAATTTCTTTTCAAGGGGGGTAAGTTTATTGGTGAAAAATCATTTGACTTTGCTAAAGATGTAAAAGGTGCTATGGCTAAAGGAGGAACAGCCTCACTAGCAGGAAATTACTTAGTTGGAGAAAGAGGTGCAGAAATAGTAGAATTACCGGCAGGTGCTAGAGTTCACAACAATAGCGAAACTAATAAATTACTTTCTACTCCTTCTAATACTGTAAATAATACTCATAACAATAACATTACAGTTAATGTAGAAGCAAAGGGTAACTCCGATGCAGAACTTAGAATGCTTGCAGATAAAATTGGCAAACTAGTTGCAGGTAATATCAACAGAAGAGTATCTTCTTCGTCTAGTATAGTAAGGTGATTAAATGACTAATGTATATATTAAACTACAAAGCCATAGTGATAGTGACGGCTTAACTAAGAATATCATACCATTGAAAGTAACTAGTGTAGGTATTAGCGTCGCTAAGCAGATACCTTCTTTGCCTATTCCGTTGTCCGGCGTTACATTTGGAGAGTCTATAACTGCGGCCTTAGATTTAGGAATGGCTCAGAAAACAATACAGATACAAGGTGTAATTTTAGACACAAGCATAACTAAAACCTTTGATAGTGGAGACACTACTGTTACTATGACAGCACATGAAGTAGCGCAACTACTAGCGGCAGGAGTAGACGCTACAGGATTTGCTGAGAATCAAGCGTTCAACGAAATCGTGATACTAATGCCTTCCTTTGTTAAGAATGACTACACACAAAGAGCAGGTATAGATACAAGCGATAGAAACACAGGAACTTTAGTTCCATTTAACTTTTCATCTAGGGGAACAAGAAACGCTTTAGATAACAAGGGAGTTCCTATACCATTTTCTAGTTTCCCCAACAGTTCTACAGATACAGGAATTACAGGATTCATTAGAAGTTTTAGTTGTAATATAGAATCAGAAGCATACGAATTAAGTTTTAGTTTAGATTTTGAAGCGGCAACCATATTCCCATAGGTGATAATATGTATGATACACTCATAGGAAAACAGCGTGGTTTGATATTCCCTGTAATGTGCAATGGTCATGTTAGAATAGATTACAGTGATAATGTTCCTAGCACTTCGGATAATCAAGCGTATGGTATATTTGCCCACGAAGGTAATTTTACTTTTGAAACAATACTTACCCCATATGACATAAATGGTTTTGGACAATATTCTGCGACAGCAAGACCAACTGTTACTGCTACAACTAAGGTAATGCCTAGTGCAATATTTAGTGATGCTAGTAGTGCTGACCCGCAAAGTAATGAATACATGCCAATTGCTAATAGATTAGTTCATGAAATGAATCTTTTTTCTAGCACTAATCTTACAATAGCGTTGGTAAATTCAACATTACATAATGAGAATCAACCGGCTGAATATAAAATTAAAGTTACTATAAAATTAGGCAGTACAGACTATACTGTTACAACAGACTCTACTGTAATTAATGCAACTACTGGGTTTGGTTGGTTTTATACTGCTGACACCTTAGAAGGCTTTGATAGAAGTGGAAGAATAACTCATGTTGTTGGAGGAACTGCTGATGCAAATAGTAGTGGAGTTACAATAAATGTGGATAATACTGCTAAGTTTCATGTAGGGCAAGAAGTCTTTTTACGAGATGGTTTTAATTTTACTTCTTTAGGAACTATAACTAGTAATAATTTTACTAGCGGTGCTAGTGGGAGTTTTGAAATGAGCAATACTCCAACAAGCACAGTGACTACGGGAACAAATCTATTTATTCCGGCGTTTAAAGACCCTTCATACATCAACAACAACTTTCACATTGCTTGTAGTTATAATGAACTTGGTAAAGAAGTAAAGATATTCTTAGATGGACTATTAATTAAGCGTCAAACATTATCCACTACTGACACCTTTTCTATGGCTCAAGAAGATTACTTTATCGGGGCTTCTAGTAATAATGGAACAGGAACAGAAAGTGCTATTGCTAACAAACAATTTATGGGAGAGTTACATGAAATGTCTATGGTAAATACCACTAGAAAAAAATTCTCAATAAATAATCTTGCTCCTAACGCAGACAGCACATTATTTTACTTTAGATTTGAAGAGGTGGATATATGACTACTTCTACACTTGTTGCATTAACTAAACCGGCCTCTACTTATGGTGAACAGTGTACTCTTAATGGAAATACTTCAGTTACTAATGTTGATGGTTCTAGCACACACATATTAGTTGGTATGAAAGTTACAGGAGAAGGCATACCCGATGGAACTATTGTTACGGCAACCGATTTAGCAAGCAATGAAATTACAATTAGTAAAGCGGCAACTGCTACTACGGGGGGAGGAACACAGCCGGTTTTAACATTCACCGACACCGCTTTCGATACTCCTACCAATCCACAACTTTGCGTTAGTGCGCTATCTCCCACTTCTAATGGTTCTTTAGTAGATACTTTTGGTGTAGCAATAATAGAAGAAACTTCGGGCAATGTAACTTTAACTCCTGTAGGCAGGGTGCAAGTCACAAACTGTAATGCTACTGCCGGAAGTTCAAGAGTTACTCTTTCTAGTGGCAATACTGATTCTTTATATGTAGGGCAACAAGTTACGGGAACAGGATTTTCCACTGAAAGTTTACCCGATAATAAAGCCGCTAGAATAGAAAGAATTATTTCTAGCACCGAATTTGAATTAACAGAAAAAGCAACATCTAATGCTACCAATGCTACTTATATTCTAGGATTAGAACACTCCAATTTATCAGTAACAGAAGGTATTAGAATAAAATGCTTTGATAATTTGACAGGTGTAGGAATTAGATTAAACAGCATTGACTTAACAACTACCCATTTATTTGCTATGATACACTCAAATGATGCAAACAAACACCACTTTGCTAAAGTTTCGGAAATATTTACTGATGATATTAACGGAGATTCCTTTGAGTTTAGGCCAAAACTGGGAGATGAAATAGCAAAGGATGTAAAATTTAAGTTATTTTCTACACCTATACCTACTGATAAAACAATAGCGGCAATAGGGCTTGGTATAAAAAATACGCTAGCACCTTCAGTTTCAGTGTCAAGACCCTTGTTTTATTTCTTCAATGAAAACTTAGATAAGAAAAATGAATTAAATCATAATAAAAAATACAATTTGGTTTATTCGGAATTGGATTTTGTGGCTGTAAGTGCAACTCAAGACTCTTTAGGAACTAAAAGTTTTTTTACTACAACTCCCGATTTTGGAACTGACATAATAGATTATGGTAGGCATACTTTGAAAACTAAACTCATTGATAATCTAAAGAACCAAGATAATCCTAGAACCCACACTAGTAATGAAGGAGAAACGCTATTAACTTATACTCCATTTTCAAGAGATGCCTGTTTTACTAACGCTAGAAGAGATGATAATGATACAATAACTGATACTGCAAGTCAAGATTATGGCGGCCAATATAGATATTTGTCCTATGGGTTTTCAAAAGACAGGGCAAATATAGCGCATAATGTTATTGACCATATAATGTATGAATCTATGGGAGCAAAGTCATCAATAGTTAAGTTAAAACTCACCGACCCATTTAAAATAATGTCTAAAAAAATAAGTGACGAAGAACCAATTAGAATTAGACATAGACTATTTATCGGAGACTTTAATGAGTTTAAATCAATAGGGGCTAAAATAACTTCTAATCCTAGCGGAAATACTTATGCTACAATTACAGACCATGATTTAAGTAGTTATTTAAATGTAGGAGATGAAGTTAGAGTTGGGTCAAGAATAGTTATTGTTCAAAGCATAGCATCAATAAGCGGAAATACACAAAACATTACTTTTAGAAGTCAAAATAGATTAGAAACTGAATCAATATTTACAACAGGTTCTTACACTTTAGCAAACGATAGTGTTCTTGAAAGAAGGGCATACAATAAAAAAGACAAAACTTTGTTTACTGACTTTCCACTAGTGTCCGATAGAACTTCTAGTTTATTTGTTAAGTTAGTTTCCGACTCTCTTAGTGAGTTATATGCTAGCGTAAGTGCTATTGATGTGAATAAAAAACTTATAACATTGTCTTTTTCCGATAAGGGCTATTTTGATTCCGACGGTAGCACTACAAACGAAGCGGCCTATCATTCACAAGGAACTATGTTGGATTATATGTTTGGGAAGTATATGATATACTCGGAAAAACTAAATGGAGAAATAGAAAAAATAGATGTTTACAAAGAAAATACTATGACTTTCGTTGATTTAGAAGCAAGAAGTAATGTTAGAAAATTAATCTCTCCTATAATATCTAAAAATAGTTTATTTTCTCAAGATATAATTTATTCTACTAATAGTCCATACAATAAGTTAGAGAGTGTTAGTGCTAACTTTACTTGCAGTTTTGCTAACAAAACATTAACTTCATCGGGCAGTATAACATTAACAGCAGGAACTAAAGTTCACCTAAAACACTCTTCGGGAATGATGAGTTATATTGGTGAAATTGCCACAACTGTTACAGGAACTAGTTTTACTTTAGTAGATAACGCAAGAGCAGAAGGAACAACATTGGCAGGATATAAAGAAACCAATAAGAATTATTTACTAAACAAAGCATTGGCTACAAATACATTGGTAGATTCAACAACTAGTTTAAGTGGTGCTTCTAACAAAGGTTTGTTCTTTAACTCCGGTGTTAAGATTACTTCTACAGGAGAAGAAGGAGATAACTTAGTTGGTAGTAGTGGAAGCACACATGAAAATGCAGTTGGATATGAAATAAGTGATGTTCAAAATATGTTAAGTGATGCACACTTTCAATCTCGCTTACATAACGATGTTGTCTTAACAGGAACTACTGCTTCGGGGGATGCAACAATAACAGCCTTATTATCAACTACTAATTTGTTTGCAGGAATGGAAGTTTCGGGAACTAATATACCAACAGGAACAACAGTTAGTAGTATTACAAATAGTAATACTTTAGAGTTGAGTGCAAACGCAACTGGAAGCGCAACGGGAGTTAGTTTAACCTTTTCTAACAAAGCGACTTTTGATACAATAAACACTTTAATGGATTTTGAAATAGTAGAAACTAAATCAGCAGGGGAAAACTTAGGAACAGTAGTGACTATTGCTCCTTATATTCCTTTAACACTAGGAAGAGTAGATATAAATTATGCTAATAC